GGTAGCAATAAGGTAAAAGAAAACAGGGCGAAATTCAATACCGATAACAAAAATCAGTTATCTTTATTCCCGGAACCAGAGAAGATTGTAGATGGCAAGACTTACACGACGCAAAAGGGTGAAGAAATATCCTATAAATCAATCACCGAAACCACTGACTACGGATCAGATAAACCCGACTTACAACGGAAGGGAGATAACATTCCCAATTCTGACGACATCTTCTGTGCCCTCGAAAGACAAATCAATGAACAAAAGAACATAGACCTTTTCGGTTCTGCCAAAATAAAAGGACCGGAAGATATAGCCTACCTTTTCAGAAGTCTTGAATCAGCCCCCGTAGAGAACGCTTATGCAGTACTTCATTTACCCAATGGCAAATATAAAGTTCTGTATGTTTCGACAGGAAGCACTACCGGCACCGTTGTCGATCCTGTTATTATAGCTACCGCAGCAAAAGAGTTTGGAGCAGAGGCCGTGACCTTTGTACACAATCACCCATCAGGTAATCTTATCCCGAGTAACGCAGATAAATCAGTACACGATAGATTAGAAAGGGTATGTGAAGGTATATGCAGGGTACTTGACAGCGTAATTGTTGATGTAGATAGGGGAGAATATGGAGTATTCTCAAAGGATTATAATTTCACTCATAAAAAAGGTCAGGCACCAAAGAAAGAATACAAAGCCAAGGTTTATGCCTTCGATAAGCAAATTTTATACGCCCCATCCGAAAAATGGACAGTAATAACCGAATCGCACGATGTAGGTAAATACCTAAGCGCTCTAAGACGTGGAGTGGGTAATAAATATATTGTAACCATCCTGAACCGGCAAAATGCAATTACCAGGGCTTATCTAACCGATAAGTTCCCGGAAGCATCTGATTTAGTCCCAATGGTCGGTAAATATGGTAATTCGGTAATCGTATCAACAAACAGATCAGAAAGCAAAAACAAGGTTCAACAGTTAAAGAACACACTAAAAAGTGCATATATTGATTTACTGGATTGGTTACAAGTAGAACAAGATCCCAGTATCAATCAATCATACAAAAGTTATGCAGATTCAGGATATCTAAGAGAACCGGAGACTACCTACCTTGAAAGATACCTGGAAAACAAATACCCAACCCCGATAAATAGGGGAATCGAGGTAAACGAACCGGAGGAACCGATTACCCCAGCAGAATCAGGAGCCAAACGATGGGCAGAGAAAGCACGTTTGGAAAGATCCAAAAAGGAAGTTATTGATGGAATGATCCAGTTCTGGAAAGAACATGATTTACCATTAAAACGATTCGAACAATGGATACAACAGCAGGGGGGAAAAATAACAGATGATAGCCAACCCTACCGGCAAATGTCGCTTTCAAAAGGAAGATTAGAGAAATTGTATGGTGAATTTAAGGTTAACCTAATTAATCCTTTGACCGATGCAATAACCAATATTATTAAGTCGGGAATTGATGGGAACTTCATTTTACCTTATGTGATCTGTAAACACGCATTAGAGCGTATCCCGGATTTACGACAGAACGAAATAGACAAATGGATGAAGTCGCACGAGAATGCCGAACCGGAAGAAGTAGAAGCATTCATTGATTCTTTAAAAAATAAAGACTATGCCGGTGTAATGCCATTTGACCGGGAAAAGATAACAGACAACGAAGGGAATGTAACAGAAAAGAGCATTAACGGATTTAAGAACCCGGAGGAACTCGCTAAGGCAATCGTAGATGAATTTGAAAAGAAAGTTGATAAGAAACTCGTTGACAACCTTTGGAAAGCCATACACGCCGTAGGACAGTCCACATTAAAGACATGGCTTGATGGTAAAAGCATGAGCCAGGAAGAATACGATTATCAATCTAAAAGATACAACTATTTTGTACCACTCCGGGGATGGCATGAAGGAGACGCCACCCAACTTGCATACCGTAGAGGTGAAGGTTTCGGAAAATCGCTTATTCACGCACAAGGCAGATCGTCAATAGCAGAAAATCCATTTGCTTACTTCCAGAAAGTACATTTTAAAGCACTTGGGGAACAGGTACAGAACGAAGTAAACGACCAAATGCTAAAACTCGTAACCGACAATTACGGTTTAAAAGGGATAAAAAACTTTGTTTCGATAAAAACAGCTTACTATGTAAAAAATACTTTACTGGATGGTACGGAGGAATGGGATTTAGCAAGAGATTCAGAAGGTGAGTTAGTAAGGCCACCAGATGAAATGTTTGCAAGCGGTGACGCAAAGATGAAAGTTTACAGCAAGCATGAGAAAATGAGATCAATAACACAGGCCCGAGAACACGAGGTAGTCGTTAAGGGTAAAAACATGGATACCGTGTTGGTATTCCCCCTTAAGAACCTTGAAATGGCCTATGTTTTGAAAAACCAGAATACAATGTACCGGAGTATGTGGAAAAAAGAACCTACATACGTAGATGCAGACTTTTGGAATAAACCATTGGGAGCAACGATAGGAGTAGTCAATAACTTCATGAAAGCTACATACACCTCTTTTAATGTTGTATTCCCGCTAACCAACTTCTCCCGAGACGTCCAGGAAGCAACCCTAACACAGTGGATAAAAGGAGAATCAGGAGTAAAGGTTTTGGGAAACTACTCAAACGCATTCCCGGCCATCATGCGGAAAATTAGAGGCAAGAGTGACCCAAATAACAAATACGATCAGCTCTTGAAAAGGTTTGAACTCGCGGGGGGTCCAACCGGATTTACCCACATGAAAACGGTAGAGAAAATAGAGAAGGAGTTTAACCGGGAAGTCGAAGACCGTATCAATAAAGGGAAATTCAAAGGATCATTTGGCAGAGGATTTAGGGATGTTATCCATGCAATTGAAACATGGAATAGGATGTTTGAAGATTCAACCCGGCTATCTGTGTTTATTTCGGCAGTCGAAGCCGGCTATACAGACAGGGAAGCCGCAAGCATGAGTAAAGAAGCATCATTGAATTTCAATCGAAAAGGGAAAATATCAAAGGCTTTTGATGCTCTTTGGGCATTCTTTAATGTAGCCCTTGAGGGTTCTTACAAATACTTTGGACTTGCAAAGAAATATCCTAAAAGATTTTGCATGGTGGCCGGCGGTTACATGGCATCAGGATTTTTAATGACACTTCTCAATGATATGTTACCCGGTGACGACGATGATGATTTCTATAACGTCAGTGATTACGCACGGAGAAATTACATCTGTATTCCTAATATCCCCAAATGGTTATCTACCGGAGAAAAGGGAGATAAATATTTCAGGATACCACTTTCTCAGTTTTGGAGAGGTTTTTATTCTGCAGGAAGTATCATATATGATTTAGTAAAAAAGAAGACAACTCCCGGTGAGGCTTTAGGATCGGCAGTATCAAACTTCCTTGCAGGACTATTGCCGATTGACATTGGAGGATTCTTTACAGAGGAAGGCCCCAGTTTCTCACCCTTTGCACCAACGGTTTTTAAACCTATCGTAGAGGTTATTGAGAACAAAAACTACCTTGGTGAAAAAATATACAAAGAAGCGTTCACCAAATCACAGCAGAACGAATTAGCCAACGTGGGTATGGGAAAGAATAACGCTAGCCCAGTGATCAGTTTCTTTACAGATATGCTTTATGCGGGTACTGGTGGAGAACTTGACACTAAGATGCGCTATAAGATGAAAGACGAAAGGATGAAACGAGCCGGATGGCTGGATATTAACCCGTCTATTGTCGAACACCTGATAAAAGGATACACGGGTGGAACAGGCGGAGTAGCTTCAGATGCAGTTACAACAGCCATTCAACTCTGGCCGGGAGGACAGGAATTTGATTTCCGCAATGTACCTTTCGTGAACGCATTTATCCGCAAAACCCCGGAAGCAAAATGGAAAGTAATACGGGAATACTACGATAACAAAGCAGTGATTGTCCCTTATTCCGGATTGCTCAGGGCTTACCGGGCAAACGCATTAAAGACCGGAGATACAGAAAAGTATAGGGAAGCCTACGGAAATGGATATTACCAGGAATATCAGCAGCTCGTTAAGGTATATGATAGCATAATTGGTACTCAATCAGAACACGTCAACTATCAAACATCGGAGGGTACGGACGCTATCATAGAAACCATGAAAGAGGCCAATAAAACAATTAAAGAACTCAATAAAAGATACAAGAGATGATACAGAACATTAATAAAATAAATCCCCTGCTGGTAAACAGTAAAGTCAGACCCAAGACACTGACCAGTGAAGTACTGCAAGACCGTGAAGAAATAGTAACCAGTGGCACCAAAAGTCTTGACTATTTTTATCAATACTGGTTATCCCTTAGCTCATGGAAAACAGACAGGCAGAAATGGGCGAAATACTATAACGGTGATCAGTGGTTTGAAAGTGTACTTAATGATTCTGGAATATATGTAAGTGAAGAACAGTATATTTCCGATCAGGGGAAAATACCACTCAAACAAAACAAGATCAAGCCGGTTATTACTTCTATAATCGGGCAGTTCAGATCAGACAGAGGTAAGACAGTTGTTATGTCAAGAAACCGTGATAAGGCAAAAGAAACAGAAATGCTATCCAATGCCTTACAAGCAGCATTGGAATATAATGACACCCGGGAACTTGATGTATCTTCATTAATCGAGAAATGTATTTCCGGTTTATGTGTTCAGCGATTAGCATATAATTATTGGCCGGAGGACCACAGATATGATGCTTTTATTGAGAACATAAATCCAAATTACATATTCTTTAATACCGACGTGCAAGATGTACGCTGGAGAGACCTGAGAGTTATTGGCCGGGTGATTGACACTACTTACGGCAGGATCTTATCACAGTTCGGGAAGACAAGCGAGAAGGCAAAGAAATTACAGGAAATTTACGGGAATAGAGTTGATAAATACCGGGACTTCTCAGGATATAACGGACTTGACCCCGATAGGTATTATGCACTTGACTTTTACATTCCCGATGATTTCAGCAAGTGCAGGGTGATTGAAGCGTGGGAACTCAAAACTGTAAAAGTCATAATGACACATGACTGGATGGATGGCTCAATGAGTGAGTTTGACGGGACCATGAAAGATATTGAATCGCTTAATCAATTAAGGATACAAAAATACATGGAGGCCGGATTCAGCGATCCCAAAGAGGTACCACCTATTGAAGCATGGGAAGAATACAAGGAAAGATGGTTTTACGGATATTATTCTCCCTGGGGAGATATTTTAGAAGAAGGAGAAACCCCATATTGGCACGGATCACACCCGTTTGTATTACCTCCCAATCACATGGTTGACGGCAAACTATCGGGACTTGTCGATGATCTTTACGACACTCAGAGACAAATAAACAGGCTCCTGGCATTACAAGATTTCATCTTGGGAACAAGCTCCAAAAACACATTGATTGTTGACGTAGATAGCCTAAATGGGCATACACCCGAAGAAATATCATCTGAATATGTGAAAGTAGGTGGTGTAATCGTTCTCAAACTCAGGGACGGCGCCAAACCTCCGTTTGAATTAGGTAAAAATGTGGCGCATTTAGGTATCAGCGAGATGATCGAAATGAATTTAAAGATCATGCAGGATATTAGTGGAGTTTATCCGGCACTGCAAGGACAACAGGCACAGTCCGGAACCCCGGCAGCCAGGGTAATAACAGAAGCACAAAACTCAAGCGTTAACCTGAAACAACTGATTGAGACCTTTAGTACCTTCAGGAAAGACAGGAACGAGAAACTTCTAAAGATGATTCAGCAATTCTATACCGAACCCCGCTGGTTAGCTATTACCGGGAACGGTTATTCAGATACCGCAAAGCTATATGATCCGGAAGCGGTACGTGATATTGAATTTGATATGACACTTGCACAATCAGCAGATAGCCCGGTTTACAGGAATGTTATAGATGAAAAACTGAGTGAGTTCTTAACGAATGGCTTTATTGACTTTAAGACTTATTTACAAAATACAAGTTTGCCCTTTGCAGATACCCTACTTGAATCTGTTAGGAAACGGGAAGAACAGGCTAAGACTGATCCTAACGGAGCCATGCAGGGATTAAGACAAGATATTCCGCCAGCCGATCCTAATGCAATGGCGTTGGTTCAAAAAGCAGCCAGGGGATAGCTGGATTTATAGGTTTGGTTTAAATAGAAAAGGCCGGGGATTAACCGGCCTTTCTTGGTAGATACAATTCTTACTTAATCCTTTATAGATTCACCTTTTTTGATCCAGGCATAAAAACACTTGGCAGTTTCAATGACTGATTCTTTGTCTGGGTTAATACGCAATGCTTCTCTCAGACATTCCATTCTTAAAAATTCTTCTTCATTCATAATAAAATGTAATTTAAATTAAACAAATGTTATTAATAGTAAATACATAATTTGTTATGTGCTATTTTTAAACAGTCCACGCCACCAAGTATGTAGCTTATCAATACCTACTGCAATTAGGTAAACAAATCCACACAGAATTAGTATTCCAATGAATACCAAGCCTCCAATATCCTTGAGCGTCCAAACAAAGATCCCCTTGCTACAAGAAGATAACAAAACAACAGGCATAAAACAAAATAGAATAATTAGCTTTTTCATCCTTCTGAATTTTTCCGGGTTAAAGGCTTGTGGCTTCCGCTTAGGTATTCATTACCTCCTTTAGATTTGTTCTCCCATAGGGATACTTCATGTTCGACACCTTCAATGTCAATACTTCCCTTCCAATCAGGTTGATTTTCATTGGTCTTTTTTGTGTTTCTGAAAACTAAAATTTGATTGTTCTTTAAATCCATATTATTTTTCTTTAAAATATTCACATACCTTTTTTGTAGTATCCCCTTCATGGGTAAACTTCCAGGGAGGAAGGTTAAAACATTGTTTACCATTTAACCTGCCTTTTTCATATCGGGAACACAGTCTCTTTCTATTGCACCCGAAACCCCGGCATTTAATATTATCGGCAAGTTCGATCATGTAGTTTATTTTTAGGGTTAGCAACAAACGCAGATTTTTCAGTCATTTCCATTGCAGATAAGTCTTTTTTGAATACCTGAGTTCTTTTCAAGTGGTTAATGTCTTTGGTTGAAAATACCTTCCAATGGATAGCAGACTCCTGGATAACATAGACCTTTCGGTTTTCGGTTTCACACCTACGGATAGCTTCGGCCTTTGCTAATTTGAAGTTGAAAGTACACACTTTACCGACAATGAATTTTCGGATACTCTTACCGATACTACTTAATGAGATACCGATAATCTTAACTGTTTTGGGTTGAAGTTTTTCAATCATTTCTTTTCCTCCTTTACCATTACTGGCATTTTTAAAAGGTGAGCGGTAATCATCCGCATATCTTCCAAATGTTTTTCGGTAGCCTCCAACTTACCCTCGGTTCTACTTTCGTTTTCAGGTTTAATCCCGATACCCGCAGTCTGGATAGATAATTGTTTTAAGAATGTCCTACCGATAGGATAAGGCAAACTGACTAACGGTTTTAGCCCTTCCTCTAATTTTCCGGGTTCAATTTTTTGATAAACAACACAATCACCATCAAAATGAAGATTATATGATCCATCATTCTTTTTCTGATTGACCCATATTTCAATACTTCCGGTCCTGAAAACCTCTTGAATAAATACCTCGATTAATTTATTTTCCATAACTTAAAAATTACTTTCTCGTCTTGTTACCTTTTTTGTTGATTGTACTGTTTGCTCTACATAGAAAGGCATAGGCATAAATGAATTAGCCAGCCAAATATCTCCGGCAGTACATATTTCAATATCATCATGCTGGCCGGCCACAGCACCGAGGGAGCCATCAGATTTAATTTCATACCATCCCATTTCATTTACTGCCCGCTGGTCCCTTTCAATATATCCCCTTTCTTCCTGCTGTCCTTTATCGCTCAGGTATCTTTCCCTCGCTGCTGCATTGTGAGCGTCAATAATTAGTCCTTTTGTCTTTGCGTTGGTCTGGAACCCATATTTTGGTACATATCCGTCTCCGACCTTCTCAATCTCATTTCTGACATACAGGTTTGGATAGTATTTTTGAATAGTATCCAATACGGTTAAAAAGTGGTCGCCTTCCTGTTCTTCTTTTTTTAGTGAGTTACTCTCAATAGCCAGCAAGGGATATTCCCCAATTTCGGGGATAGCATAAGCCATACAGATTTTAGCACACTTCCAGGCAAAAAGGTCCTGATCCATGTGCGTCCTTAATGTCAGGATAAATTCAGGATCACCCCCGTCAATCATCCAAATACGGTCTATCAACCTAAATACAGAGTAGTCGGCATTTTTTGACTTCCCGCCAATATCAGCAAACCCGGCATAACGATTCTTTACAAGCGTTTTTAAATCGGGCATCCCCCAGGAGAAAATACTTCCAGTTGAAGAATTGATAAAGCGAATGTTCGTAAAGGCATTTTTGCCCATCCGGCCATCACTGGCTATATCTCCAATAAACTCAGGGGCGCAAACATCCTGAGCCACCGAAGTAACATATAGAGGATTAAAATATTTGTTCCCGGTTGATTGGAATGCTTCTATTGCCGTAGAGGGATATTCAGAGAACATTTCCCAATCGGTCTTATTCTCACCTGTTTTAGTTTGGTTGTACCAGTTAATACCTTCCAATGTAGCCCCAAGGTTCCATAAGATCCAATCATAATCTGACATTCCTTTCAAAAAATCCTCTACCGGAACCGTTAAATTCATTTGGTACATATCAATCTCCCACCAGGCGACAAATACAGGTGCATATCTTGATGTACCAGCTTCAGCGGCCAACCATTCTTCGTGAAAGAAATTACCTACCCCATTGGCAGTTGATTCTAAAACCACCATGGAATAAGGGACATACTTAACCGCATTACGTAGGGATTGAGCCACCTTAGAAGCCTTGCGCTTCAGAGTATCTTCCCAATAAGCAACCTCCGAAAGATGAATCATAGGATAATTATATGATCTAAACTGCCTGTCGTTTGAATATGACCCAATTCCTATAATACCGCCAGTTTCGGCACAAACCCTATTTTTAGCTGACCTCTCATAAGACCTCAATGTGATTGTACCAAATTCAGGAGGGTATAATTCAGCAGCCCTTGAATACATTGCATTGATATTTTTAGATGCATTATCATCCTGGGCGCATATCGCAAGATGCCAGTTTCGCTTGTTAATTTGCTGAACCCACATCATATAAATTTGAGTGAGGGTAGAACCACCCCGTTGCCGGGCCTTAAGAAGAATTATTCTGATAGGGACTTTCGCAAGTCGCATATTCTCAAAAGCCATCAATAATTTCCTTTGGGCTTTACGGAGAACAAATTTAAATTCTTCAAGAGATTCAGCATTTTGGATAGTAATAGTTGCGATTGCCCAAAACTCAAAATCATGCTTAAACCGCTCTATTATAAAGCAAGTTTCAAGATCATCAACCGGATCATCGGACGTATAATTAACCCGTTTCGCATATTCGGTGAAACTTCCGCAACTTACCAGGTCGCTGATCCATTTTACTTTTAGCATGGAAACAGGTAAATAAAAAGTAGCATTTAATTCAGTAAGGTTTACGGCCTCCCTTTCCAGTGGGGAACCTTCGCCAGTTACCGGATTATAAGACAAGTTAAAAGCATCTTTACGCTTTTTGTTTTCAGAAACTATTTTCTCAAAACTATCCAATCGCGATTCTTCCTCTTATGTAGTCCCTTATTACTATTGCTATCCGGTGAGTTGAATATTCGGTCTCGTCGGCTATTTCACTATAAATCCTCTCTTTCCCAATGTGAGGGAATACGTCACCGTATTTTTCTTTGATTTTTAGGTACCACGTTACGATTTCTCGCTCACAGTGTTTGCCTCTATCCGTTTTTGCTACCATGTTAAAAAAATTGGGGGTTAACAAATAATTGACCAAATATAGATTTATTCAGTACATTTTGCAATAACCAGACAACAATTTACAACTTTAGTTATTAACAGGTTATGTTACTTTGATTTGATTAATTAATTAAGTCAAATAACAGATGGATGAAGAACTAATTAAGAACACAGGAGAAGCACAAACACCCGCTGAACCTTTGGATGAAACCCCGGCAGAACCCATACCTGCCGAACCCGAAGCCACCGCCGATCCCGCCAGGGAACAGATCAATACCATTATTTCAGAGTTCATGTCTGGAGGCGAACCCACCCCGGAAAATGAATTGAAAGTCATGCAGATGTTCAAAAATCTCCATGATAAACTTCTGGTAGGAGTTGAAAATGATCCCGCCTTTGGGGAAGCCCTTAACGATATTTTTCAGGGAGAAACCGCACGGGTAGCACTTGCAAGAGCTTATGGCCCGGATGCCTTTACCGCAGAGGAGGGCGACCCCGACTATGAAAAAATGGGAAAAGCATTTACGGATGCCCAAGGCAGGATTGCAAAGAAAAAAGAAACCGCCTCCATGATTGCCAAAAATCAGGAAATGAGTGTAAAGGAAATTACTTCATGGATGGAGGAAAAAGGATACGACGATGCCGGTATCCAAGCACGATTAAAGAAGATGGAAGAAATCAGACAGGACTTCCTGAACGACAAAATAACCAAGCAACATCTTGAACTGATCGACAAGGCAATGGACTTTGACCAGGCAGTATCGAATGCAGAAGAAGCCGGTAAGGTTGCCGGACGTAATGAAAATATTGTCACTTCCCGGAAAAAGGAGAAACTGGCAACAGACGGACTTCCCTCACTGACATCTTCGGGAGCCAAAGCGAAACCGTCAAAGCCTAAATCACTCTTACAGAGTTTACATGATGAAAATGAATAATCCACAAAAGACAGAAAAATGAAGCATTTAAAAATTCTCAGGTACACGATCCTGACCGTCATATTACTGATGGTTGCAGGAACCGTTTTTACAGGTGCCGACCTGTTCTCTATGATATTCGGTTCAGGAGGCACTATCTATATGATGGCTGCCGCTGGCGCATTGGTTGATGATACCGTAACGGTAACAGAAGCCGAAACTGGTGCCCCCAACCTTGACGAGCCGGATTATGACTCTCTCATTGTAGAGTTTCTTCCTTCCCGTACTCCGCTGGACACTATTTTTAGGAACCGCGCGAAGAAAAGGAAAACCGACTCACTGGAAGTAAGGTATTTCGAGGTTGACACTAAGCCTTTTGAAGATACCGTATCTGCTGCCGTCACCGTTGGAGATGCCCGTTCTATTAACCTTCCGGTTACGGATATTGATATGTGGGATGTGCATGATACCCTTCGCCTTGTCGCTATTCCCGGATACGATTACGTTAATTCCACTAATGTTGCCATGTTATTCAATAACCTGGTTGCGCGCGTTCTGAGCAAGGACAACACAAATAGCACCTTGAAAATACAACCTCTAAATGGCTACTACACCGGAGGATATAAAGTATTTCATGACAATATTCCGATTGATACGGTTATTACCCGGATGGGTAAAGCAGAAGCAGAATTAAGCATGCAGACTACCCCTTATGCAATATTGCCGTTTGAGAATTACAACTACTGCCAGAATTTCATGGCACAGGTACAGGAAAGTACATGGCAGGAACAGCACAAAAAACGGGTACAGTGGGGATTCTCTGATTATGCGAGGCTGAATATTTACGATATGAGGGCAACCAAAGAAATGAGTTTCTTGTGGGGCGCACGGTCAGCAGATCAGGATATTGACACTAAAGAAACCGTTTATACTTGCGGTGGAGTAAGCCGATATATCACCAAATCGGAGAGCGTAGGGGCTACTGTTTCCATGACAGACTTCTCAAATTGGAGATCAAGTTTGTTTGAGGATAATAGCGGTTCAGAGGAACGTCACGCATTTATTGGTACTAACGTATGGCAGAAACTTGAGCAGATTGACTTTATCCAAAAACAACTTGCAGCCAACCAGACCGAAGTAGTGTTTGGTATCCGCTTTGCCAAGATTGAATTTGGCAACGAAGTAATATGGCTCCACAAACACAACCTTATGAGCATGGCCGGATGGGCTGACTACGGGATTATCCTGGATTTACAGCACGTTCACGAACGCCCGTTTGTTCTGCTGCATGAAACCGAACTGGACCTTAAAACCAGTGGCCAGTCAAATTCAAAAGCCAAGGTTATACAGGAAGTTACCTGCCCGATCCTCAAATATCCGGCTTGTCACATGATTTTGAAACCTGCATGATAAAAATAAGGGTGGGGTAACACCCACCCATAAATTCTTTTTATGAGCATAAAGAAGACATATCAGACACTTGTTTGCCCGCAGTACGGAACCTATATCGAAATAGGCGGAGCAAGGGTAAGGATCGAATTTAAAGGAGGGAGGAACCATCCAACCCCAATTAACGGATTCTATTCTACCGATGACCCCTCCATTATTTCCGCCATGGATTCCAGTAAGAACTACGGTAAAGAATGGGTTTGTGTAAACGTAACGGGAGAACCGGAAAAATCAAGTAAGGAAGTCGGGGAAACTATTAACCCAGACAAACAACCTGATCAGACGGCAGAACCCATCCCCGAAATTAATTCCCCGGACAATGACGAAAAAAACAATGAATTACCTACGGGCAACAATGGCAAGCAAATGATCACGGGAATAAATAACGCACAGCAAGCCAGAGATTGGTTACACAATAACAAAGGCGTACCCTTTACGAAACTGAGAAACAAGACTGACATACTTTCTTCTGCTGAAAAGTTAAATATCGAATTTGCAAATATCAATTAAAAAAAAGCATTATAAAATGAATACAGCATTAAGAGCAGCACTTCTGGGAGGCCACTTCGGAGACACCCAGGAACTCAAATCGAAACTCGAAAAGATCATTGATCGCATGGCTGGTGATGTCGTAGAACTCACCGCAAATACTACTCTGACCGAAGCCGATTCCGGGAAAATATATTTGATCGGGACCGATTCGCTTACCATTACCCTTCCGTCCACCGCCATAGGGGTTAATTATACCTTTATCAACTCGGGAGCAACAACCCACAACATCATAACCATTTCTCCGGCCGCAGCCGATGGTATCAGTGGTACCATTACCCTGGCCGCTACCGTAGTTGTTGATGCCGGAGTCGTTGGTAAGGATTTGATCAACACCAAAGCAACCTCGCAATGTGGCGACAGTGTTAAGTTGATTGGAACCGGCGTACCCGGCACATCAGCCTGGATAATTGCTCACTCAACTGGAATTTGGGCAGCACAAGGTTAATCTCAAACACATTTTATTACTGGATAAAAGCCCTGCCTGTTTAGGGCAGGGCTTTTCTGTAAAAACTTCATCATGGCAGTAACGTTAGATTCAGAGAGGACAACATTTGAGGCAATATTAGCAGCGTATGTAGCTCAATTTGCCGGCACCGGAGGGGGAACCAGTGGAACTATCATTGCCGCCAGATTGAGTATTATTAATGCAGTTAAGGCAAAGATAGACGAACTGATCCCGGAAGGAGAAGGGGTAAACATTACATTTACATCTGAGGCCGAACCAAATATCAGTAATCCCTATGACATTTTTATTAATGTTGTGATGGATGAAGTAGCCAAAGAATTATTATTGATTGCCCCTCTTCATGTATTAACCCCAACCGTGGCCACTCCTACACCCGTAGAAA